TGTGTCGTAATAACAAACCACTAAACGATGGATGACCCATATATCTTAAAGGGTCTGCAAGCATGGCATAAGATTTACCACCTCCTGCTGAACCACCATATAGTACTTCTCTTTCACCTGCTGCAAGGAAATCAGTCTGAGGTCCTACGTTAGGTTTAAATACTATATTTTGTTCTTCTACAGGCATAGCTTCTACATCGGCTACTACTTGTATACTAGGCTCTTGAACCAGTTCTTTCTTCTTCAATGGCTTTCGCTTTTTCGATTGCTTTCTCAGCATACGCAGCCCATTTTCGGAGAGTTCTAGCTTGGTCCTTACGTTGTCTTTCATGCATTAACCTTTTTCTTAACCCCACGTGCGATATTACTCTATCCGTCTTTCCAGTTATCCAATTAGCTACTTGTCTAAAAGAATACTGCTTTACATACTTTCTTGCTAGTTCTATTGCTTCAAGTTCGTATGGTATAGGGTCTAGTAAATCTGGGTCTTCTTCATTTAGTTTGTATCCAAATGGAACAGTCCTAGCTATACGAGGTATCTGTATCCAATCTTTTTGGTCTTCATCTTTTAAGTCTGTTGGTTGTGGTAGTTTCCACTTACCTAAACTTCTATCCATCATTCTTTGCAGGTAATAGCATAACACCACCAGTGCTTTCTACTTGCATCTTCTCAGTTTTTACTAAGCCTGTCCTGTCTAATAGTTCTTTAGCTGCCATCATCTTATCTTTAAGACCTAACTCAGTAGGGTCATATAGACCACCCACCATAGCCATTGCAGCTTTAGGTGCATTTCTACTCATAAAGAGTTGTGTAGCTTCTAGTATCTCATCTTTAAGTGATTTAACTATGTCTGTAGTGCTAGAGCTTTCTGAGTATCCTGCTAATAACTTTGCTTGCACAACATCTCCGTTTGCTCCATCAAATAAAACAGATAGAAATTTAGTTTGTCTTTCGGTTAGTTCTCTACTCATGTTGGTACTTCTTCCCTAGTAAACTGCCTATCAACTCGTGCTATTAATCTTTCAGCACGATTAGTTGTTTGCTTATACCAATTACTGTCTTCCATCTCATCTGCCATGCTCTGCCAATCTAAATCATTGACAGCAGCAATTAAGTTCTTAAACTTAGACAGTCTTGGTCTACCTAATTGAAAACACATGTTAGCTAGTA